AATAAAATTCATAAATTAGATTCCATTTTAGCAAGTAAGTATTCTTTAACCAGTCCAGAACGAACGATGTCATCCACTCCAAATTCAATAGTATCAACAGATGGCATCATACGCAATACTTTCATGAAGTCAATAACACCATTCCTTTCATTAGTTTTTATCAAGTCTGTCTGTGTCGCATCACCACAGAACATAATCTTAGACTCTTGGCCAATCCTTGTAATTATACTATCAAGTTCATGAAAATTCAAGTTCTGAAACTCATCAACAATAACAATTGCATTATCTAAAGTTGTGCCACGAATAAAACTTGTAGACCAAAAACTAATTGTTCCTTGAGTTTTAAGGTTGCCATACAACATTTCAAAGTCTGCATCTGTTGGCATCTCAAACATATACTTGACCATATTTTTGTATGGTATCTGATACAGAGATGACTTATCCTCATGGTCACCAGGAAGGAATCCAATCTCTCTGGTTGCTACAAGCGACCTGACAAGGTAGATCTTTTCATAAGGTGTCTTTTCATCTAAAACATCCTTAAGAGCATTATAGAGGGTTATAAAGGTCTTACCTGTACCCGCACATCCATATGCCACAAGGTTTTGATTGTTCTGATAACAACGGAAAAGTTCTGTTTGATTTTCTGTAAGAGGATCAATAGTCCTCATCAAATCTAAATTAATTGGTTTTTTTCTTTTCATATTCTTGTTGCTCATTCCAAAAGGAACAATTGGAGATTGAGATTTTCTTTTTGCTGACATAAGATGTAAGAAATTAAAAGAGTTATCCGTAGTATCGGTTTTTACTAATGTTGGCACCAGGTTGTCTAGATGCTCTGTCCAAAACCTCATTCCATCCGTTAGATTTTGCCTCTCCAGTCCATCTAAATTCTGTGGACTGGCCAGCACAACCTGCTTGCCAGTCTTTATCCCATTCTGGATTCTCTTTTCGCCACTCATCATAAGCAGCTACAGTCATAGAAAGTTCTTTCTTTTCTTTAGTTTCTTTGTTAATAACAGGGTATGTTGGCATAGTTCACTCAAAGTTGTAAATATTTATTAGTTCCATTCCATTGCTTCAGCAACAGCAGGAAACTGCTCACAGAAGATTTCTTTTGCACCTAGTGCAAGATCCATATGTTCCTTCTGTGTCCCGTTTGCAGAACGCAAATCGATATAATGGATCCATGACCTGACTGAGCCCGTCATGTAGATTTTTGTGCGACATGCCAGTGGCAATACAAAACGAGCACACTCGTTTGCTCCACATCTTTCTAACATCTGTTGATATAATGCCATGGAAGAATCAAACAGAGTTTGCATTTGCAACTCAAGATTTTGAATAACAAATGGATCTAAGTCATCAATAGAATTTTGACGATTCTTGGTGTCTTGTCTTCTCAGTTCTGGGAGAGGTATTGTCTCACCAAGTAAGGAACTATCAGCATATCTTTGTGAAAATTCCTGATAGGTAAATGATCTGTGACGGAGCACTTGAGCTGCAATTCCTCTGGTAGTATTTAACTCCAGAGTCATGTATGCCTGCTCAAAAATACTCCAGTGCTGATGCTTCACACAATACTTAAGCAGTCCAGAGAACTTTTCATTCTCTTGGTTGTTTGGATTACTTACCCTGGCACAGTATGCCATGTGCTTCTCCGCATCAGGAGTTACACTAATTAGATTTACGCTGTTCTCTTTCATCTAGTATCTCGTTAATAATGTCCTTTAGTTCTTGTCTTTCTAGATTAGTAAAGACATTTCTTTTTGGTATAACCAATGGTGGATATGATCTCTTTGATTTTGATTTACCATCACTAGGCAAACTCATTCCTTGTGTATCTATCTTATCCATCATCGTCCTCAAAAACTTCGTCATAATCTAATATGTAGTTAGTAGAAGAATCATCAAAATTTTCTTGGTTGGTTGTATATGAATTAGTATCTGAGTATACTTCAGACTCAAGAGCATCAACCAGCAGTTTTAGATTTTTTACTATTAGTTTTAGTTTATCTCTTTCCATAAAAAATGGGAGGTTTCCCTCCCATCTTAACACTATTCAATTGATTTGACAATCACTTGTTGTAAGTGCGTCCACGATAGCAGAAAGTCCCGTGAGACTCTTTGCTTTCTACACAACGGGTAGAATACTCAACACCACGATATGAGGTGTGGGTAATCTGTGCGTCATGAACAGCAGATGCTTTGTTGATCTGCTTCTTGATGATGTTAAGTGTGTTCATTGTAGGTACTCCTAAAGTAGTTGGATTTTTAGATCCGTTCCTTTAGTCGTTTGCGTCCCAGTAACACTCAGGTGTAGATTCCTTAATGGCCTCTACCAACTCAATCTTAACTTGATTGTTAACATTTTCGTTGTTCAACATCCGTAGCATAATACCATCGGCGTCTGAACAACTGAGTGTTGAATACAAAAGAAATTCAATCATGGGATGAACGGCTCCGTTCCGCGACTTACTTGCGTCCCACAGAGTGGGATGAACGTCAGGTCTTATTATAGACCTCATACATTATTTAGTCAAGTGTCTTCGTATCAACACGAACACTTGTAATTATATTTGTTTAGATAATTTAAAGTCTCCTTAAGACCACCGCGATGCTTCAGTCCAATAGAGATTTGTGGGTACTCTGCATTACTACCAAACTCTGCATGAAATTGTGTGTCTGTAAAATCTTTATCCAAGAAGTACTCATGAAAATCCTCATGAATACTTTTCAAAAGCATACCAGCCCTTTCACATTCTTGGCTACCGTTGCTATAAATTACTGCTTGCATTTTCGTATACTTCCTCGAATGGAAATGAACTTTTTACTTCTTCTATTGGATTGGGAGATGACTTATGTATATAATGATATCGAATACATTCAAATTGCTTATCCCATGTCGTGATTGTGATGTAGTCTTCAATCACGTTGTCTCCAGTCATCAGGTTTGTCAGTATGAAACCAGTCCTTAATATCATCAGCACTATCAAATCCCTTCTTATGATTGGATGGGTCGGGATCACCTAGTCCCATCCTATTCATAAAATCATCCATAGTACCTTCCTCAATGTTTTGAGAAGATTGTCTTCGTGCTTTTTGTAACCAATCACGAGCAGTAGTATGACTCTTTGCCAATTTCTCCACCCAAATCATATCAGGTAAAGATACATCCTGACAAAGAACTATCTTTTCACAGATTGCTTCAAGTCGCAACCTATATTTGGTGGAAAGCATACATTTTTACCTGCTAATGTATTTATTTTAGGGGGTTTCCATATTTGTCAACCAACCCAAGTTTTTTTATGTGAGAAATATTAGATCTTTTATTTTTTTTAAGTTTTTTATATTCTTTAATAATTTTATCTATCTCCTCATTAGATACTTTAATTTTTAAAGACTTTTCATCCTCACCTGATACAAAACCTAAACCGGACTTGGTAGTTTCTTCTTTTTCATCAATATAATCATTGATTACATCTTGAATTTCATCTCTAATGAGTTCATTTATCTGATCTCTAATAAATTCTTCATCTTTCATTTTCTTTTTGGCTCTTTCTTTGTTTTATACCCCCAAAGTTTGGGATTCACTGACCCATATCCAAAATCAATTTTCTTTACTGCACCTTTTCCATACTTATCATAGTACATGTCAAACATCTTGGAAACTTTACCGCAACGGGTAAGGTCAATACACTCTACACCATCAACAACATACCAAACAAGTCTTGCGTCTGTAGGGAAAGACTTATCATTGGCCACTTCTAATGTAGTTTTTTCCAAAAGAATTTGACAACTATAATCTGAAGGTGAAATAGTATTTTCTTCTTGATTTGGTTGTTCCATTTCCTCTTTCTCTATAATTTTGGGTGCTTCTCCCAACTGACTTGCCATTATGAACGACCTCCCCATTGGATATCTGGATAGGCTTGTGCAACTATATCATAACTAATTTTATATGTTGATTGCAGTGCCTTGTCCTTTACTAGACAAAGAATTTTTGCTTCCTCAGGATGCAAACCTTCCAACATTTGAATAAACATTGTTTCTCTACGGATAGTGGACAGAGAATCATTGCCACCCTTCACAAAGTTATAGAGATGCTTGTATTCTCGTCTGAGAGAGGTGTGATCAGTTCCTACTGGTACTTCATTCTCTTTATATGGAACTACTCCTTCAGGGACCACAGAGATGACAGTATCATCAAAGTTCCAAATGAAAAGTGTCTTCAATGCATCATTTACATACTCTTGAAGAATCTCCACTTTCTTTGCTTTTGATCTTTGCTTTGATGCAAGATCAAGAATTTCATGAATAAATGGGTTTGGTGGAAGTTTAACTTTCGTCGTCGTCTTCGTTGAATTCATAATCGTTTTCAAATCGTACTGCTAAAATTTCATCTGGTAATACATTACCATTTTCATCGAACATCTCTGGATGGGTGTAGATTGGTTGAGTATTGAAAGCATTTTCTCTTGCCAACCATCCTATCACACCTCCAACAAAAAAGAACATAATTGAAACAAGAGTTCCAATTGTAAGGGCTACTGCTAACATGTTTCTACTCCAGAGAATTACTTTTTCTAATGTCCAGATAGAGATTCAGATGTAGAACAATATCCCTTTTTAGAAAAGAGACCATGTTACCGAACTTTATCTGAAAAGTTTTTGGTGCTTCTGGTTTTCTTCTCCTGTTCCTCAATAGTAACTCAACGCCCCTATTGATGTGGGGTTCATCGTTATTTAGATTGTTTTCTTCGTCGTCCAGGTTTTCTGTCATGACTATACCTCCATGCATCTTCTAAGATGCCATACAAATATGTTTTGATTTTCCTTGCTTGTGGTTTAGGAATATGACCATACCCTTCACGAATTTGTTTGTGTTCA